AGAAGATTCGGGCGATGACCGCTCGGAAGAAGGTCATTCAGGGCGGGACAAGTGCGTCCAAGACCTTCGGCATCCTTGCGGTCCTGATTGACCACGCCGCTCGCCATCCCAAGTCGGAGATTTCGGTCGTGTCCGAATCCGTCCCTCACTTGCGACGGGGGGCCATCAAAGATTTTGCCAAGATTATGCAATGGACCCACAGGTGGGTTCCCGACCGCTGGAACAAGACCCTCCTGCAGTACAACTTCGCCAACGGATCCACTATAGAATTTTTCTCCGCTGATTCGGAAGCCCGCCTCCGTGGGGCAAGGCGGCAAATCCTCTACATAAACGAGGCCAACAATATCGATTTCGATTCCTACTACCAGTTGGCGATTCGTACAAGTCAGGAGATTTACATCGACTTCAACCCCACCCACGAATTTTGGGCGCATACGGAAGTCCTCCCCGAAACGGATGCGGAGTTCCTCATCCTCACATACCAAGACAACGAAGCCCTTCCCGACACCATCCGCAACGACATCGAACTGAATCGCACCAAAGCCGAAACATCCGCATACTGGGCCAATTGGTGGAAGGTGTACGGCCTCGGCCAAGTCGGGACGCTCCAAGGGGCGATATACGGCGATTACACGGTGGTTGAGGGCATTGACCCATCCACGATGAAATTCGTCGCCTACGGCCTCGACTGGGGCTTTAGCAACGACCCTACGGCCTTGGTCGCCGTGTACCGCAGGGGGGACGACTTGTTTGTGCATGAGTTGCTCTACCATCGGGGGCTCACCAACTCCGATATTGCCACCCGACTGAAAGAGTTCGGCATCACAAGGGCTTGGGAGATTGTGGCCGATTCGGCAGAACCGAAGTCAATCGAGGAAATCTATCGCCTCGGATTCAATATCAAGCCCGCATCCAAGGGACCCGATAGCGTCAGGCAGGGAATTGACATCGTGAAGCGGTTCAACCTTCATGTGACCAAGGATAGCACCAACCTGATTAAGGAGCTCCGCAGTTACACTTGGGCCACCGACAAGGACGGCAAGGACACGGGGGTCCCGATAGATTCCTACAACCACGCCTGCGATGCGCTCCGCTATGTGGCCTTGAATAAACTTGCCGTGAGCAATTCGGGGAAGTATCTTGTGGTGTAACTTTGGGGCATGAACCTTGAATCCCTCCTTGAACTCGCCCTCGCCATCGGTCGGGTCGTACTGGCCTTGGTCTTTATCGGCTGCATCTTAACCCTCCTCATGCAATGAAACTCATCCACTACTACCACATCTATTGCGGCGGCGGCGGCCAATGGCAACTCATCATGCACCAACACATGATGGCCTTGTGCAATTACGGGCTGATAGAACAGTTGGACGAGATTCGGGTCGGCATCGTCGGTCCTCCCGACCAGCGGAAGTTGGTCAAGGATATACTGGACAACTCGCTTGTCGCCTCGAAGATTAAAATAGTTGTGACCCGAACCAACGCTTGGGAGCAAGCGACCCTCACCGAGATGTACCGAGCGAGCCAAACCGAGGATGTGGCCTACCTGTACGGGCATACCAAGGGCAGTTCCGACCCATCCTTGATAAACCAACTTTGGTGCAGGTCCATGGTGTTCTTCAATATCGTCGCATGGGAACGGGCCATCGCAGAACTCGCCAATGTGGATGCGGTCGGAGCCTATTGGCTGACCAAGGAAGAGTTCCCCCAAATCGCAGACCACAACAACCCCGACGGTTACCCCTACTTTGCGGGGACTTTTTGGTGGGCCAAGTCAAGCCACATTCGGGAACTTGGGGAACCAGTTCGGGAGCATCGCTGGCAGGCCGAGCATTGGATTGGGAAGCGTGAAGGCATGACCGTCTATAACTCCTGCAAGGGATGGCCTGCACCTGATAAGTTTGTCATCACATTTTAGCCATGCAACTGATTGTCGCACGATATAACGAGGACCTCACTTGGCTTAACTCTTTGCGATGCGTCCAAACGGTTTACAATAAGGGAGAGGATTTTGGCAACGGTTATTACCCATTGCGAAACATCGGAAGGGAATCGCACACCTACCTCTACCACATCTGCAACAACTACAACGACCTTCATAGTGTAACTATTTTCACTCAAGGCGACCCGTTTCCGCATTGCCCTGACTTTATCGCCAAGGTGCAGTTAATCATTCAAGACGGATTGGATGAACCATTCCGAAACCTGTCTAACTGGGTGCTACCTATTCAAGGGCTAAGTTGCACCGCATGGCCTCACCATTGCTGGCCAAACCTGCTCCCCGAAGTGGCTCACTCTTTATTTGGGGAGGACTTTAACCGCCCGATCTGGTTTGGTGCTGGAGCGATCTTCGCCGTGACCAAGGAGGCCATCCGTCGGCATCCTCTTTCGTTTTACGAGAAGGCTCTACGATTTTTTACCGACGGCGAACCAGACACGGGATGCCGTGGGTATGGACACGCATTTGAACGGCTTTGGCCCACAATCTTTGACGAATGATACACGACTTAACATCCCAAGAACTTGAACAACTGCTCCCAACTTTCGGGATGAACGATGAAATTCTAAACGAAATGCCAGCGGAGTTCTCCGAGCATTTTGGTAAAGGCGTGAAGTTTTGGCAGTACCCAAACCAATTCGCTCCGTATCTCAAGCACTTGTCAACCCTAAAGATTAATAGTTACCTTGAAGTTGGATGCCGTTGGGGTGGAACCTTTATATTGACCACTCGTTTGCTGGGAATCAAAAAGGGGATGGCTTGCGACCTAATACCCAAAAGCGAGATTTTGGAAGGGTTCAATGAGTTGGAAGACTTTCAGTACCTGGAAGGACCAAGCGCAGACCTATCAAAGATTGATGGTCAGTTTGACCTTATCTTGATTGACGGGGACCACTCATACAATGGCGTTAAATCCGACTTTGAAACCTGCCTGCGATTCAAGCCCAAATACATCGCCTTTCACGACATCGTTAACCAGGTATGCCCAGGGGTCCAGCAGTTTTGGAATGAAATCAAAGGGCAATACCCGCATCAAGAATTTACGGCGCAATACGATTCGGTTAACGGAACCTTCCTCGGTATTGGTCTTATTGCGCTATGAGTTTTGACTACCTGATTGTCGGTTCGGGTTTCTTTGGTGCAATATGCGCCAAGCATCTGCACGACCAAGGCAAGTCGGTTGTGGTCGTGGAAAAACGCAATCACATCGGAGGCAACTGCTACACGGAGCAGAAGGATGGCATTAACATTCACACCTACGGACCGCACATCTTCCACACCAACAATCCAACCGTTTGGGCTTGGATTAACCAGTTCGCAGAGTTTAAGCCTTTCCGATTGCAGGTGATGGCTACGGCAAAGGGAGATGTCTATTCGCTGCCTTTCTCCATGCACACCTTTGAGAAAGCCTACAACGCACGAACGCCCAATGAGGCAAGGTATCACATCGCCAAGGATTCTCAATTCATTACAGGGGAAGATAACTTGGAAACCGCTGCAATCAAGAAGGTGGGCCGCAAGGTGTACGAACTGCTTATCAAGGGTTATACCGAAAAACAATGGATGCGGGATGCGGACACTCTGCCAGCGAGCATCGTGAAGCGTCTGCCCGTTCGCTTTACCTACGACACGAACTATTTCAACGACACCTTCCAAGGCATTCCCGTTGGTGGTTATACGCAGATTTTTGAGAAACTGCTGGATGGTATTCCAGTAATGCTTGAAACGGATTTCTTTGCATCCCCATTGCCCGAATACAAGAACCTCATTTACACGGGTCCGATTGACAAGTTCTTCCGTTACAAGCATGGACCGTTGGAGTACAAGACCGTTATTCATAAGCACCGATATTATCCAAGCGACAATGTGCAGGGATGCCCTGTGATGAACTACTGCGACAAGAGCGTTCCTTATACCCGCATCATTGAGCATAAGCATTTTGAGGGCGTGCAGACGGAAGGGTCTTGGATAAGTACGGAGTTCCCCACGCCTTACATCGTGGAGCAAACCGACCCCTACTATCCCGTGAACGACGAACGGAACAACGCTATTTATGGGGCATACAAGGCAATGGCTGATTCCTTGCCGAATGTTTACTTTGGTGGCAGGCTTGCGGAGTATAAGTATTACGATATGCACCAAGTCATTGAATCCGCTTTAAACTTCTGCAAAGCAAACCTATGAAACTCCAAGACCTCACCATTGACCAGTTCCAACGCATCGCTGCGCTGGAGTTCAGTCCTGTGCTGACCGACTACGACAAGCGTGCAGGGGTCGTGGCGATAGTGGAGGGGGTGGATGTATCGCTCGTGAGAGAAATGCCCGCCAAGGGGCTTACTAAGCGTTACAAGACCATCATAGCAGAGTGGAACGAACTACCTACCTTGGCATATCGCAGGCGGTTCAAAGCGGGTGGCAAGTGGTGGATTCCGACCGTCTTCACGGACGAGTTGACCGCTGGGCAACTGATAGACCTGATGGACACCGATACCACCGACGAGAAGAAGTTGGTCCAAAACCTGCACCGCATCATGGCGACCCTTTGCAGGGAGGGAGGGTTCCTCGGTTACTTCCCGAAGAAGTACGACGGGGCAAGCCATCAAGAGCGGGCCGAACTGCTCAAAGCCCACGCCAAGATTGGCGATGTTTGGGGGGTGGTCAGTTTTTTTTTGCTAAGTTCCGAAAGTTACTTGAAAGTTTTGAGCGACTATTCCAAGCACCTGACCAAGGGGATGCAGGGCCAGTAACCAACCCGCTTGCTGGCTACGGTTGGCTGATGGTGGTATGGAGGATGGCCAACAAGGATGTGCTGAAATTTGAGGCCATCTTTGCAATGAAGGCGGTGGAGTTCCTGAACTATGCGCTGCTTATCCACGACATCTTGGAGGCCGAACGGATGGAAGCGGAGCGGATGCGCCGCAAGTAGGACACAATTTCGGTGGCTGGACATTTACCAGCATGGAGTTTGATGTATTCGTCGGTGGTTCGGGCAAGAAACTGACCGACTTGCAGAAGGAGGCCTTGGCCGATTTCGGGGTCAGCCTTGCGGATGGAGCGATTGAGAACAAGTCCTACGCTCTGGTCACCAAGTGGCTGGAGGGAGTGGTGAGGCTCGCCAAGCAGAACCTCGCAAACGCCAACGCCATTGCCAGCAACTCCCTTGCCCAAAGTATAACCGTTGAACCCATCACGCTAACCGATTCCTCCTTTGTCGTGGCTATCAAGGCCAACGATTACTGGAAGTTCGTGGACCTCGGTGTGAAGGGAACGCAGAAGAGCAGCCGTGCGCCAAATAGCCCGTTTCAGTATAGGAACAAGCGGCCACCCATCCGACCCATCCAAGAGTGGATTGCGTTTAAGAGCATCCCGCTGGAAGGCCGTGACAAGCAGGCAGCCAACCGTTCCTTCGCCATAAACATCGCCAACAAGATTCGGCGGGAAGGCTTACGGGCCACCAACTTTATGTCCAATGCCGCCACCAAGGAGATGGTGGATGTGCTTACCGAAAACATCGCCGAAGTCCTCGGCAAGTCCATCAGCGTCGCAACTTCCCGTTAACCCATGTCCATAACCGTCCTTTCGGGTTCGCCCCTTGTGGCCACGCCCGTCTACAACAAGATGCTCTACAAAGTCAGCGGCTCGCTGATTGCACAACCTAATTTTAGGTATGTCTGCGATGTGAAGAACCCCGCGGGCACGACGCTGGCACGGCTGAAATGCGATAAACTACCCACCACCAACTTCGGATTCTTTGATGTGCAGAAGGTCGTGGAAACCCTTATCGCCCCGACCGCCCCAACGCTCACGCAGACGGGCTTCGTTGACCATTCGGGGTTTTATTCGGGGTATCGATTGGACTTTACGCAGGAGTACGGGAACACGCCCGCCGTCACAGGAGCGACCACAACGGTCAGCGGGGTCATGGCCTTTGCTGGGAACCTGGAGCAGTTGGAACTTGCTGACTGGAGTGTAAGCACATATTTCCAATTTGGGGAATCTTTCACCAATGTCCGACCGCTGACAACCCGTACGGCTTTCACGGTGTATCATGGGGGGAGCAACTTCCTTGCCATTAACGGGACCAAATATCAGACCGTCGTGCCTGCTGCTTCTTGGCTTGTTTCAGCACGGGTTGCTTACAAGTCCGTCAACTATGACTTCGCCGTCAGCCCCAGCCTTTCGGGGACCACGGACTTTAACATCCAACGATTTGCCTGCGGTCCTGCACAACTATCGGGAACTATTTCTGCATTGAGCGGAGCGGTAGAGGGCGATTCCTACACGGTGCGGTTTATCTCTGATGCGCTGGGTCAGTCGGATACAACCACCTTCACCTTCGGCCCCTGCGAGCGGTTTGACTCCATCCCCGTCCATTTCGTGAACAAGTACGGCGGGATTGATTCCTACACCTTCACGATGAAGAACAGGAAGCGGGCCAACATCCAACGAGAGGTCTTCGGGTACAACTCGGATGTGTACGCCACCACGACCTACAACAAGGTTTGGGCGGGGTCGTTTGACTTCGTGTACGCCCTCAATAGCGACTGGCTCACCGATGCCGAATCCGAGTGGCTCATCGAGATGGTTCGGAGCGGGTATGTGTGGCTTGAACTTGGTGGCCAACTTGTGGAAGCGGTGGTCAATGCCAACCAGTATCAATTTGTAACCAGACGGAACGACCGCCTCACTCAGTTGCAGATTGAGATTGCAGTAGCCTACGATAATAACATCCTATGAGCGTCACGCTGATAGCCTACCCGACGGCAACCTTCATCGACGACTTGGCGGCGTGGAACAACTTCAACACCCGTGCCGATGCCGATGGAGCCGATGCGGTTGAAGCGGCCTGCTTTGACTGCCTCTACCTACGCTTTGCGGGGCTGAATGCCATGCCCGAACTTGCCTATGTCCTTGACACGATGGGCGGCACGGACATTGCGGTCACCTATTCCATTGGCGACATTGAGGATGTGACCAAGCAACGGGGGTCGTTCTCAAAGACGATAACCCTTCCCAACACCCCGACGAATCGGGCCTGCTTTGCGTATGCGTACAACATCCAGTCCTTCGTGGGTGGATTCCAACCGAACAAGCGGATTCGTGCCGCCATGTGGGAGGATGGGGTCCAAGTGTTCAGCGGCGTACTGCAGTTGCTTAGCATGAGCAAAACCAAGGGAACCGTCACCTACGAGGTGGGGTTGTTCACGGACAATGTGTCCCTCTTCAAAGCCATTGAGGGGAATATGCTCGTCAACACGGCGGGAGTGACAGGGATGAACCACACGCCCACGAGCGGCCATGTAAGCGGCACTTGGACGGCAAGCGGTGCGTTAAGTAGCGGGTATGTTTACGGGGTGGTGGATGCGGTCGGATTTAGCGACTTGACCCAAGGGAACCTGGTCGCAGGGTGGTGGCAGTTGGGGCCAAGCCTTTATGTCAAAAAGATGGTGGACCTAATCTTTGCCCAAGCGGGATTCAGGTACTCGTCCAACTTCTTCAACTCGTCGCTATTCAATAAACTGGTCATCCCCTACGCAGCGGGGACCATGCCTGTCAACCTATCGGGGTCCAACATCTTTGCTCAAACGACGGGGAGCATCAACGCCTTTGGAACCACATTTGGAAAGATGGTGTTTCAAAATGATTCAGTTAATCCTTACTACGACAACCCAGGATATTGGGTCGCATCGTCCAGCACCTTCGTGGCTCCAGTACTCCCAACCCGTTGGAATCTCAAGTTTGTATTCAAGAATGTGACGACAAACTTGGGATTAAATGCCGAGGGAACACTTCGTCTTTTTGACATTGATACGAGCGGAACGGTGGCCTCGCAGAACATCACAATGGCGGTAAGCGGTGATTCGTCGGCAGTTTTTGAGAATGTGCAGTTGTTCGCAAATCAGCGTGTCATCGTGCAATACAAAGAGAACCGAAACGCTTTGACAACAATACCATCGGGGTCAACGGTTCAATGGACCTGCCTTGAAAACCCCGTCGGGATTGGCGTGCTGGATATGCGGACCGCCCTGCCTGCCGATGTCAAGCAGAGCGACCTCCTGCAAGATTTGCAGAAGATGTTCAACCTTCAATTCATGCCTGACCCCCAAGACCCAAGGCTGATTTACATCGAGCCGTGGAAGGACTTCTACTCGTCGGGGTCGGTGGTGGACTGGTCGCAAAAGTCGGATGAGAACGCCGAGCAAGTGCTGACCAATGGCGACCCCAACGCCTATACCAATATCGTGTTCAAATACAAGGACATGGGCGACTATTTGAGCAAAACCTACAAGCAGTCCTACCCCTTGGCCCGTGAAGGCTATGGGGGCCGAATCTTCAACACTTCCAACTTTTACGGCAAAGGCGATAAGGTGGTGGAAACGCTTTGCGGCACACTCATCCCCGCATCGTTTGCGTCGGATAAGATTCTTGGCCGTACTTGGGATTTGGAAGGCACACGGTTGAGCGGAAGCATCAAGCCTTTGCAAACGGGCTATCGATTGGCGCAATACAACCTCATTACAGGTCAAACGCCTTGGCTCTATTGGTACGGGATTGATGGCGATGGTTTTGCTACAACCATATCGCAAAGCAACCTGCCCTTCGTCAGCCACATCGACAACCCTTACTCTCCGAATGTGGACCTCACCTTCGGGCAACCAAGGTTGGTGTACTACAACGCCGTGAACGCAAGCGGGTCGCCGTACGCCTACACGAACAACAATCTTTACAACACCTACTGGCTGAACTACATAAACGAAACCGTATCGCAGGAAGCCTTGCAGTTGGAACTCACCATGCTGCTCTCGTCCGTGGACATCTACCAACTGGACTTTCGGAAGCCTGTCTATTACGGCGGCATCCGTTGGCGGTTGCTCGAAATTCGGGACTACCTGGTAGGGCAGATGAAGCCTTGCCGTGTGACGCTCCGACGCATCCTCAACCTGACCGACTTTGCGGCAACCACGACGACCCCGATTGCAAGCGACCCCGAATTTTTGTTCAACGGCCCCATTGACCCCGACCCTGTGGACCCAGGGTAT